AACGCTATAAGCTGGTCATGGTCTGGGGTCTCGCGCTTGTACTTCGCGCGGATGTTGCCGCGAATGCGTGCCTGTACGTGTTGAGGGAGCTTGTTGAAATCCCCCTGCTTGCGTGCTGATGCTGTCATGTAATCCCTCCTACAGGACTGGTTGATGACGGGTTGAAACTCTCACAGATGCCCACCGCGAGATGGGCATGGTGAAGGCTCCTAGCCTATGCAATGGTCAACGCAGTAGTCTGCGTATGACTCAGCATCGCCCAAGTGCTTGAATGACTTGTGGGCTGGCAACTGCTCGCCTGCATCTGTGTCATGCAGGATCACGCGGTACTTCCACATGATGTTGGGCCATGTGATCACCTGTACGAGAATGCCAGCTTCCTCGCCAACTACCTCATAAACAACCTCAGATTTGAAGGTGTATCTGCTCACTGTGACACCTCCTCAGGGCGCGAGGATGCGCGTGCCATGTTGATAGCCTCACAGAGCCAAGCCACATCATCAGTGGTCAGGAATGCTTCAGCGAATGGGTGCTTGTAGCTGTAGTTCACGAGGCGGCGTGCATCGGCGAGCGAGCGCGTAGCCTTGAATTTAGCGAGTAGTTTTTGCATGTAAGTCCCTCCTATAGGACAAGGTGAATATGTAATTTAGATCTCGAATTCTACGCTCATCAGTATTACTGTCAACGTGTCACAGGGAAGCATTGTGGTAATAATACCACTGAAGTCATGGTGCCTTTTATATACCTACTCGCTGATGCACTGCGCGAGCAAACCTCGAAACTACTTTAAGTTCTGATCCGCAGAATAGAATCTACTTTAAGTTTGGCCTGTAAGCGTTTTTTTAGGGCGATTTTTAGGTGCGTTTCAGAGCATTTAATTGCAGTAGAACATGCCCTCAGAGGCTCTGTATGGCTCTGTGAGACACGATCTTTTTAGCTATACCTAGACATTGCTTTTTATATCGTTTGATACAGGGCCATTTAGACCCCTTAGAGGCGATGTTTTTTCGCGGCCATAAATGACCTTTTTTTCACTTAGGGGCTACAGTTAAAGTAATTTCTAGGTTACGATCCGCAGACCCCTTGCACGCAACAAGTTTACAGGAGGACACGATGTCCGATGACAAGCCCCTCACGTCAGCCCAGCTTCACTACTGCCGCGCGTGGGCCAGCGGCCTGAGCCAGTCTGCGGCATATCGGGAGGCGTTCTCAGTCAGCCCAGAGACCAAGGCGAAGACGGTGCACGAGAAGGCCAGCAGGCTGTCGGCGAACCGCAAGGTTCGGGCAAGGTATGACCAGCTAATCAGGGCTAGGGAGGCCGGTATGGTTGCCTCTGCGCTCTCTGACAGAGAGATGGTCAGATCCCAGCTCAGGGCACTCTGCAGTGAGGCCACACCTCAGGACAGCGGCAGGCTCCGCGCTCTGGAGCTACTGGGCCGTGCATCGGGTGCGTTTGTCGAGTTGACCGCTGAGGTCGATGTCCGCTCGTCGGCTGACCTGCTCGCCGAACTGGACGCCATGCTCGACTCAGCCGCCCCTGATGACACGTTAACAGCAGATTTCCCAGATCCGCCAGATACTATGGACATCCACTGAAGCGACCCCCCACCCCCCCTAGACGGCAAGGCATGTCGCTTCTATATACATAGTGATCCGCTCAAAAAATGAGCAAATTTTGGGGTTTGTCACACTGTATAAGTGTCTTACAGGGGGGATTTTTGCTAAAAAACGCCCTAGGAGTCCCTATATGGCAAAATTTTTGCAAAAAAATCGAAAAAAACCCGTCTTATCGTAGACATGTTACTGTCAAGGGGCTATATTCTCTACAATCCGGGGGTAAATCTACCTAGGAATGTCCCAGTTCTGAGAAATCAAGCGTTTTAGGACGGACTTCTCTCAGTAAATTCCTAATTTTTTGTTTTATAGGACGGTTTTAGTGCTGTTGCCGTCCTATGCTTGGGATATTCCTAGTGGTAACCCCTAATTTGCGCCCATAGTGGAGAGTGTTATGGCGAATGAAGTAGCCCAGTTTGTGGTTAATACCTACAAAGCCGATCTTGGCGGTCTTCCCAAGACCGATGCACTGCTATATTGGACAGGCAAAATTCAGAGCGGCGAAATGACTGAAGCAGAGGTCAAAGCCGCGATTCAAGGATCACCTGAGGGCATCGCTTACGCTGAAACTGGAGAGGTAGACCCGGCTAGGGCGGCAGTAACGGGAACCTCTGCTGACTTTGCTGGTGAGGAAGGGGGAGCGGAAAATGCAGAAACTAACAACAACAATCAACAGGTAACCACAACTGACAACAACACTCAACAGATAACCACAGCCGACATACAGCAGTTGTACAGGCAGTATCTGGGCGGCGAAGGACAAAGCGAGTATGTTCAGACTTGGGCAGATGCTGTTAATTCTGGACAGATGACTTATGAGGAAGCCGCACAGGCAATCCAGAACTCGCCGGAGGGGCAAGCCTACGCCGCATCGATTGACCCAGCTACTGGCCTTGGAACGGTAAGCCCAGAAAGAGCGGCTTTTCTTGCCACTCAGACAGGCGCGACAGTTGGAAACTTACCAGAAGGGTTCGACGGAAACACAAATACAGTGGCAACCACGGCAGGCACCACGGGAAATTTTAGCCCCCTGATACAGCAGTATTATCAGGAGCTGTTCAATCGTCAGGCGCAACAGCCGGGGCTTGATTACTTTTCAGGGCGATTAGGCTCTGGCGATCTTACAGAAGACACTTTAAGAGATGCGATTATCGCTGGCGCTCAAGGGTCAGACCGACTCTATTACGATGCCTCTCAGCAGGGTGGTCCTGTATTTGACGCTACACAGGCACTGTTTGGCAGAAGACCGGCAAGGGGAAGATTCAACCCAGAAACAGGCCAGCTTGAAGGCGGTTTTGGTCAGTACAGAAGCCAGCTTGATGCAGGAAACCTGACACCCGAACAACTCAGACGCAATCTTGTCGATCTTGCATATAGGCGTGGTGAGGGCGGCGGTCGAAGCGGAGACTACCAGTATTATCTGGATACGCTGGGCATAGACAGATCAGGCAACCCATTTCTGCAGGATGACGGCACCTACGCGAATATCGCTTATGGCGCCGACCTAAGTCAGTATCAGCAAGACCCCGGAATGCCTCCTCCGCCCCCCGGAGGCGGCGGGATGCCGCCTATGCCGCCCGGATTCCCCGGAGGAGGATTCCCCGGAGGAGGATTCCCCGGAGGAGGAATGCCCGGAAAAGGCGGCAGGATTCCCGGCCAATACATCACCGGCAACCAGCTTTACTCTGGACTGCCTTTTGGCATGACACAGCCGATGGGCATGATGAATTTCATGCAACCTATGATGCAACCAACAATATACCAGCCCCCGCAGTTGTCTCAGCAATACATGCCTAACCGTGGGTTGATGTCTGGTTACTCGACTGGGTTTGGCCCTTACGGAGGTTTCCGTAGACCCAGATTTGGCGGCGGCAAAGGTGGCCCCATATATCGCCCGATGGGCGTAGGTAAGGGTGGTTTCGGCTTTTAAAATGCGCCGTAACTACCGCAAGGAATACGACAACTACCAATCCAAGCCCAAACAGCGCCGAAACAATGACAAGCGGAAAGCCGCTAGGCGTTTGATGGAAAAGGATGGAAAGGTCAAGAAGGGTGACGGCAAAGACGTAGCCCACAAGAAACCACTGGCAAAGGGCGGCTCTAACAAGAAGGGCAACCTCAAGGTGGCGAACAGATCAAAGAACAGGTCATTCAAGCGCACTAAAACAGCACGGATGGCGTAATGTCAGAGCTAATGACGCCGGAGTTAGCGAAGAAGCTAAAAGGCGCACCAGCAGAAGTGAGGCTCAGGGCCGCAGAGCTTCTGGAAAAGGCAAAGCAAGCCGAACAGATTGAGAAAGCACAAAACACCTACATGGGGTTTGTGAGGCACATGTGGCCTGCATTTATTGAGGGCAGGCACCACAAGATCATGGCAGAGGCGTTTGAGCGCATCGCCAAAGGCGAACTGAAGCGCCTGATCGTAAACATGCCACCACGACACACCAAGTCGGAGTTTGCCTCTTACTTGTTGCCAGCATGGTTCTTGGGTCAGATGCCCGAAAAAAAGATCATTCAGACGGCACACACTGCGGAGCTGTCTGTGGGTTTCGGCAGAAAGGTCAGAAACCTTGTGGATTCGGATGACTTCAAAAAGGTCTTCCCCAATCTACAGCTAAGGGCAGACTCCAAGGCGGCAGGCCGCTGGAGCACCAATAAGAACGGCGAATACTTCGCTATCGGTGTTGGCGGTGCGGTGACAGGTAAAGGCGCCGACCTATTGATTATTGACGACCCTCACTCAGAACAGGAGGGTCAGTCAGCAGACCCAGCGGTGTTTGACCGGACGTATGACTGGTACACATCTGGGCCTCGACAGCGTCTTCAGCCGGGAGGCGCTATCGTTATCGTGATGACGCGCTGGCATATGCGTGATCTGACCGGCAAGATTATCAAAGCCTCTGCTCAACGGGTAGGTTCCGATGAGTGGGAGCTAATAGAGTTTCCAGCCATCATGCCGTCAGGTAAACCCCTGTGGCCTGAGTTCTGGAGTCAAACAGAGCTTGAGGCTCTGCGGAGCGAACTGCCCTCCCCCAAGTGGAACGCGCAGTACCAGCAAAACCCAACGTCTGAAGAAGGCGCACTGATCAAGAGAGAATGGTGGCAAAGGTGGGAACACGAATGTCCACCGCAATGTGAGTTCGTGATTCAGTCATGGGACACAGCTTTCTTGAAAACCCAACGGGCAGACTACTCTGCCTGCACAACGTGGGGCGTGTTTTATCACCCCGACGATGACGGCATATCACAGCCGAATATCATCCTATTGGATGCCTACAAAGAACGTCTGGAGTTTCCTGAGCTAAAGAAAACGGCTTATGAAATGTGGAGCGAGATGCAACCAGACGCATTTATAGTGGAAGGAAAGGCGGCAGGGATGCCGCTTATTTTTGAGCTACGGGCGATGGGGATTCCGGTTTCGGAATACACCCCCTCGCGTGGCAACGACAAGATAGCAAGGGTCAACGCTGTTGCTGACTTGTTTGCCTCTGGCAACGTATGGGCACCAGAGACACGATTCGCTGAAGAAGTCATTGAGGAATTTGCCGCGTTCCCTGCTGGGGAGCATGACGACCTTGTGGACTCTTCAACGCAAGCACTTCTCCGTTTCAGACAGGGCGGTTTCGTATCGCTCCACACTGACGAGGAAGATGACTTTGACCCCCACGGGAGGGTCGCCAACTACTACTGAGGGTTTATGGCCTTTCTGCAAAGCAATATTCCACACTTCAAGTGCTGGGTAAGGCGCGAATACACGCACAATCACAGCAAATACCACGGCGAGTTTTTACACGCTATGGCGATTGCAGTAACAACGATGCCTTGTCGGTGTCTTAGCTTCCAGATCATATTCACTGGCGCTGAAACCTATGACAACGACGAGCCAAACATCCACGGAGGCGCGATGTGGGCAAGGATGCCCATCACTGCTTTGGTTGGAGACACCCCTTTTGAGGAGTGGCCCGAGCCGATGCCGGTCTACGCGGCTCAGCCGTGGGACTGCTCATCTAGGGAGCACAGCGTTTATGTCCTTGAAAGGGCAACGCCGTGTCCTTGGATCGCCAAGATAGACGGGGAGTTCTACCCTGCAAAGTATATGTTCACGGTGGACTACACAGACAACGAAATCGCAGATGACCCTGCTCAACATAAGCAGAGCCATGTGATGGAGCTTCTGGATGCAGGCCCGTGGACAGGCAATATCGTGGCGCTACCCAATAACCGTGTACGGGTCACACACCCAGCATGGTGGTCAACGGGAGAGGGCGCACCGGACTTCAGGCCGTCACAGCACATTCACTACTCCAAGTCGGACTTGGATTACACGCTGGACGTAAACAGAGTATTCGACAACTTATACGCAGGTGAGGACGATGAAGAAGAAACCTAAAGGCTATATGCGCGGTGGTCAGATGGGCGGCATGATGAAAAAGATGCCCAAGGGCATGAAGGCAGGCGGAAAAATGCCAATGGCAAGAGATAGCGATGGCGAAATGAAGCCAGCGTTTCTTGTTGATAAGGAAGGCAAGGCCGCAGGTGGCGTTGCCAGCCAGAAAGTTCCCAAAACCAAGGGCTACTTCAAGGGCGGCAGAACCATGAAAAACAAGATGGACACCAAGGGTGGCAAGATGGGTGGCAAAGGCTAGGTGGCTATTGACCGCGTAGCAACGCCCTTCAGCCCTCAAGGGGCCGGCGAAGAGCTAGAGATCGTAATCGAAAACCCTGAGTCTGTCAGCGTGATGGACGAAGACGGGGGTATGATTATTGATTTCGACCCGAATATGCCCGCCCTTATGGGTGTCGAGCATGGCTCCAACCTAGCGGAGTACATGGACGAGCGGGACTTGGACAGTCTTGCGAGCGAACTTGTAGGACAGTTTGACGCCGACCGGATGAGCCGTGCGGATTGGGAAGACTCTTATGTCCGTGGTCTTGACTTGTTAGGACTAAAGTTTGAGGACAGGTCTACACCGTGGGAGGGCGCTTGTGGCGTCTTTCACCCGATGCTGTCTGAGGCGGTCATCCGCTTTCAAGCCCAGACCATACAGGAGATATATCCTGCCAGCGGGCCTGTAAAGACCACTATCGTCGGCAAGATAGACGACGAAAAGACCAAGCAGGCGCACAGAGTACAGAACTACCTAAACTACCTGATTACCCAGCGTATGACGGAGTACAGGACGGAGACAGAGAAGCTGTTGTTCTCCCTGCCAATAGCAGGCTCCGCATTCCGCAAAGTCTACTTTGACCCAAGTATGGGCAGACCGTGCGCCATGTTTGTGCCAGCAGAGGATTTTGTGGTCAGTTATGGTGCGTCTGACTTGTCAACGTGTGAACGCGCCACCCATGTAATGAAGAAAACTTCCAATGAAATCAGGAAGTTGCAAGTTGCTGGGTTTTATTCAGACATAGATTTGCCTGCACCAACACCGGACATTTCTGAGATACAGCAGAAATACGACCGGATGACGGGAGACTCGGACAACTACGAGCTTGATCACAGGCACACCCTGCTGGAGATGCACGTTGACATTGACCTGATAGGGTTTGAGGACACAGATAAGGGCAAGCCCACAGGCATTGCGTTGCCCTATGTTATTACCATTGACAAGTCATCACGAACGATCCTGTCAATACGGCGCAACTGGTACGAAAACGATCCCAAGAAAATGAAGAGGGATCACTACGTCCACTACCAGTATCTGCCGGGGCTGGGATTTTATGGGTTTGGCTTGGTACACATGATCGGCGGTCTATCCAAGTCGGCAACATCCCTGCTCCGACAGTTGGTAGACGCTGGAACACTTGCCAACCTACCGGGAGGGTTGAAGTCCAGAGGACTCAGAATCAAGGGTGATGACACTCCCATCATGCCCGGCGAGTTCCGTGATGTAGACGTTCCGGGTGGTGCAATCCGTGACAACATCACCTTCCTGCCATACAAGGAGCCAAGCAACGTCCTCTACCAGTTGCTGGGTGATATTGTGAATGAGGGGCGTCGATTCGCGTCAGCGGCGGATGTCAAAGCCTCAGACATCAACGGAGAAGCGCCGGTTGGCACCACACTAGCAGTGCTAGAGCGCGAGATGAAGGTGATGAGTGCGGTGCAGGCCCGTGTTCATGCCGCCGTCTCCAAGGAACTGAAAATACTGTCGGAGCTTGTCAGGGACTACGGCCCAGAGGTTTACCCCTATGAAGAGGAAAACGGGCAGACTGTTCCGACAGACTTTGATGACAAGGTAGATATTATTCCAGTCAGCGATCCCAATGCAGGGACGATGGCGCAAAGAATCATGCAGTATCAGGCGGCGTCCTTCCTT